ACCGGATGGCCGCCCGCCCGCCCCCCTCCGTACATCCCGCTTGAGTAACGGGCCAATGAGGAGCCGCCAGGTGTTGCGCACTAAATGCCCCTTTCTTGGAGTTTGTACCCCGGACACGTGGCGCTCTCTACGCTCTCGCTCATCGCTACTTTAACTGGTGCGTATTTTACTGTGGCGCTAATGGATTTGAAATTTGAATTGGCGTACTGAGAACGCTTTACCAAAATGATAAACGTGGCGTATTTATAACCATAGCGCCCAGTTAATTTAATGTTTATGTTTAGCTGACCTCTTGTATATATTGTTGTTGAATTGTTTATCATTACACATAGGCTTAGCTTACCCCCACGTTTATGCTATTGTATAACAGTGTTTTTGTTAACTGTAATTGATCTATTCACTACTGATAATGTATCCAGTGAGGCATAAACGTGGTTATTCTACTGCTCAGCCACGGTGTTATGCTCGTAATTACAATTATAAGCGATCAGGTCCTGTTAAACGCACTGATGGTAAACGAAAGCCCATTCACTCCAGTAAGGCCCATGATGAGCCCAAGTTGGTGGCCCAGCGCATTCATGAAAATCAATATGGGCCCAATTTTGTCCTGGCCCATAACAACGCTATCTCAACCTACATCAGCCTACCCAGCATTGGAAAGAGCCTACCCAACCGAAGCCGCTCGTATATCAAGTTGAAGCGGTTGCGTTTCAAAGGCACCGTCAAGATTGAACGTGTGCACGGTGATATGCATATTGACAGTGCTTCGCCCAAAGTGGACGGGGTCTTCTCCCTTGTTATCGTTGTGGATCGGAAGCCTCATGTGAATGCATCAGGTGCTCTCCACACATTTGATGAGCTATTCGGTGCTAGGATCCACAGTCATGGCAACTTAGCAGTTGCTCCCTCTTTGAAGGACCGTTTTTACATACGCTATGTGTATAAGCGTGTAATATCTGTGGAGAAGGATAGCACAATGCTGGATGTGGAAGGATCAATGGCCCTCTCTAATAGGCGTTATACAACTTGGTCTAGTTTTAGGGACCATGAACAGGATACATGTACAGGCGTGTATGACAATATTGATAAGAACGCCCTATTAGTATATTATTGCTGGATGTCTGATACTGTTTCAAAGGCATCACCCTATGTATCATTTGATCTTGATTATGTAGGCTGATTACTGAAATCATTGTGTTTATGCATACTTGAACAACTGAATAATGAACGAGAATATATCTTATTTATTGTAATGATTTTGGCTGGGAAGGTTTACAGTTTGTGTTGATACATTCCTGAACGGTACTCCTAACTAACTCGTTTAACTGGGCCATTGACATTGTTATGTTGGACTCACTCCTCTGGGCCGCCGCTACTGATGCGGAGTCTCCTGGATCTAACACGTTGCTACCCAGCCTACTCAGATGTCTGTATGGGTGTAAGTTGTTCAGTACTTCCGAATGCGCATCTGAGCTGCTAGCCCCTATTGTACTGCGTGTAGCCCATGTCTCCCCTGGCCCAATCTGTATTGGCCCTCGCAGCCCTATTCCTGACATGGATGTGCATCTGATAAGCTTTCTCTCCCACCTGCCGTAATCTACGTGGGAGAAATCCACATCCTTCTCTGTGAACTGCTTGGACAGTATCTTGACCGTCGGAGCCTTGAACGGGATATCCACTGAGTGTTTAGCAGTGGACATCTTCAGCTTCCCTTTGAACTTGGCGAAGTGAGTCCTCTGGTGTACATTTGTATCGCATACTCTGTAAAACAGCTTCCACGGAACTTGGTCTTTGAGGGAGAAGAAGGATGACGAGAAAAAATGGAGATCTATGTTGCACCTAATGGGGAATGTCCAGGATGCCTGTAATGATTCGTTGTCTTGCATCCTCATGTCATGGATCTCCACAATTACAGTCCCTGCAGCGTTGATGGGGACCTGCTGCCTGTACTCGATAACACAGTGGTCTATCTTCATACAGCTACGACTCAGCCTAGCTGTTAATTGAGACGCTGCAGAAGGAAATTGAAGAATAATCTCAGTTTGGTCATGAGACAACTGGTATTCCTCACGATGAGATTCAATATAGTTAAAGACGTTAGGTGGATTAGCCAACTGAGATTCCATATAGTGAAATTCTGGCCGCGCTAGCGGCACCTCACGAAGAAGATGAATTGGGACGGAAGTTGAACGGTTTAAAATTGATTAGGGATAGAACAGAATAACGATATTTATGATTAGCAGCAGTTGTGTGAGAGAAATTGCTAAACAAGAACAGATCTCTTGAAGAACTAGGGTTTTGATGAGAGAGGAAGGTGTTGATGTACAATGTTTAGATTTCAATGCTAAGTGCTATTCAGATGAGTGGCTATATATAATGAAGAACTGTCTGTTGTTTAAGGAAGATATGATTTGCAAATCGCCTTGAATGGCATTCTTGTAAATAAGCATGTTCCTCCGTTTGCTCTGCAACGTCAGCATTCTCCATAATCCTATCAATCGGAGGAACTGGGAGAACATTTATACTAGAACCCTCAGTTAAGGATCTCGCTACACGTGGCGGCCATCCGCATAATATT